TCATTGCTTCGAAACAGTCGGTCGGCTGCTGAGTTCTGCCCATCCTGAGCCAGTCGGTCGCGTGCCAGTTGTTGACCTGGTGCTTCGGCCTGTTGCTGCAGCAGGGACTTCAGGGCCGTCCCAGAACCAGGCTTTGCCTGCTGAACGTCCATCATCGCATTTCGGCGGTCGCGGGCTCCAGCGTCCAGAAGGCCATACCCAGACCCGGAGGTCTGCGGCGTGATGTTCTGGTTCATCGGGGCTTGTGGTTGTGCCGTCTGAGTAGATGCGTAGCGTGCAGCCAGTGCATCGGCTGCACTCATGTTCTGCGCGCTGATCGGGGAAGACTTGGCCCCATCTGCCGCACCGGCTGCGCTGTCACTGAAACTGTTGCCCTGGCGGTAGATGCCGGGTCGGACTTCTTGAGGGGCCGTGATGGGAGAGGCAAGAGCGGCAGAAGCTCCTTGCTTCGGCGCCATCGGGTTTGCAGGATCACGACGCACAGGGCTGGTCGGGTCCATCTGGGCCAATGGTGAGACGTTTGGATTCGGCGTCACTGCGGGTTGGTCTTGCTTGTCACGGTACAGGTTACCGACAAGGCCCAGCGTCAGGGCGTTACCCACATCGGAAGCCACTCCAAGGCCACGGATACCCAAGTCGCGCATCACTCCTGGCTCGGTGTTCTCCAGGCCGAAACGCTTTGCATACTGTTCGGTGTCGGTATTGAAGCCTTGATACGCTCCTGTCAAGCCAGCAGCACCAACGGCAATAGGCGCAGACAACATGCTCACGGCCTTCTTTGCCGCACCACCAGCGGCTGACGCGCCACCACGGGCCATCTCGCCTAGAGGTCGGTTGTAGAAAGGCGCTTTTGGCGGCGCTGCCATTGATGCAGCGGCAGGCATTGGAGCTGGTCGCGTGACGTTCGGACCGGGGTTCGGAGTCGCACCAAAGCGGCCATCCCCATAAGCTCGCGGGTCATTCGCTGGGAATGCTGGCTTTTGAGCGGTTGGATTTACTCGCTCTCCGTGCGCAGCCTCTGCTGCTGCGCGCTGGTATTGAGCCTCAACCCGTGGGTCTGGGATTGTGAAATTCGGCGTGTACGGACGCGGAATGACAGCCGATCCTGGTTTGGTCGGCGTGTATCCAAGTGCTAGGCGTTCTGCAGCGGTTGCCATGCTTGTCCTCAAAATCCGTTGAACTGCACCACGGGAGGTGCTTTGTCGCGGTGCTTGCGCTCCACATTGGCATCATGGCGATACCCAAAATCCGCCACAAAGGCATCTTCGTACTGAGCAGACTTCACCGGGTCATGGGTTTCCGCGTCGGTCTTCATCAGTGCCGTGCGGTACATCCAGTTGAGCAACTTCACATGCCACTGCATCGGGATTTCCACATCCTCGGTATCGCGGTCTGCGCTGTAGCGGTCAATCGGCAGGCGGGAAACGCGAAGCTTCACCGCACCATCAACAGCAGGGGTCGGGTACACCCGTAGATTCCCACTGCGCTCGAAGTAGAAGGATCGCGGGAGCCCTTTGTGTGACTCCCAATCGGACATCCACGAATCCAGTTCTTCAATGCTGGTTTCGTTCAGCTTCTTCCCGTCATAGGTCACGCGGATGACCTTCAAGACATGGGAAGGTAGCTGAATCCCGACGATGTTTGCGTGCCAAGTGAACGAAGTAAACGCAGAGGTCGCGTCCTCGATCACATGCGCTCGCTGACAAGCCTCTTCAATGGCGTCGTTCAGGTAGTCATCGATGATTTCGGCATCAGACCACAAGTAGGGCTGCGCCTCGTCCTTGCGGTCGCGCCGGAATCGCTCGATGAACTGACCGACGTTCATGTTCAGGCCTTGTCAGCGGTCACTTCGGCAAAGAGCTTGTCGGCCTCTTCGCGGGTCACGCCAAAACCAACGATGCCGCGCAGCTTGCGCAGATCCGGCTTGCCGTCATTGGTGAAGCTGTCTTCATCAGCGGCGTCCAACATCTGGTTGATGGCGTCCTTGATGACCTGGGCGCGGTCAAAGGTCTGGCCTTCGATCTTTCCGCCTTCTTCAATGCCGACAGGAATTGCGCCGCGTGCGATGGCTTCCTTCTGGAAGATCGGGGGGACTTCGGTTCCATCCTGCTCAATCAGGATCGTGTGACCAGACAGCAGGGCGACGTGAACTGGTTCTTCGGAGGGGGACTTGAATTTCATTTTGGTGCTCCAGATTGACAAAAAGCCCCAGCGGGATCAATCGCCGGGGTAAGCGGGAGCCGAAGCCCCCGCACCCTCATCGAAACAATCAGCCTTGCGAGAAAGCAGCACGGCCCTTGACCACGTACAGCACGGTCAGACGGGCAGCACCAGCGGTGGCGGCGGTGCCAACGTAGGTCGGTGTCACGTTCACGTCCTTTTGGGTCGTGGTGGTCACAAAACCAGTCTGGGTCAGTGCGGTGCGAGCAGCCGTCTTCAGGTCGATGGCGTTGCCGTAGCGGTTGGCCGTGGTCACGTCACCGATTGCCAGGGCGGCAGAGGTGGCGGTGTTCCATGCAGTGGTCACAACCAGATCACCACCGACGATCACGGCGTTCGTGGGTAGGCCCAGAGCGGCGTAGACAGTGGCGGTCGTGGGGATGTCAGCGTAGGTGAAATCGACGTAAGCGGCGATCACTTCCTGACGGGCAGAGTTCTTGGTGATAGGCATTTCTAGCTCCTGTTCAACATCAAAGGAAAATGCCCCGACCAGTCAAGGCCGGGGCGGTTCGGCTTACGCCAGGTAGTGGTCAATCGACAGCACGCCGAAGTCTTCGACGCTGCCGCTGTACTGGCTGTAGAACTTCGGCTTGAGCAGGCCAAACATCTTGTCGATGTTGATACCTTGCTGGCTGTCGTACTGGAACATCTTCTCGGTCCATTCCGGCGATCCGATGTCAGCCATGCCCAGAGCCTGAGCGCCGCACAGCAGGGAGCGGGTGCCGTTCACAGCAGAGCCTGCGCCCCACTTGGAGCCGGAAGCCGCGCCCTTGGTGTTGTAGACCAGACGGTGTTCGTGGAGAACCACGCCGTCAATGGTCACGGTCGCACCAGTGAACCACGGAGACTGCTCGCCAGCCTTGGTCGCAACACCCACCACTGCGCGCTGGTAGTCGGCGTCCTTCTTCAGGGCGGCGAGCGTACCGGGCTGCACGAACATCACGTAGTACTCTTTGCCGCCAGACATCAGAGGCTTGATGTACTGTTCCTTGGCGTAGGCCACGGCGTCCACAATCATCTTGTAGGACGGCAGGTAGGTGTTGGCGATGCTGGCGGTGTTGGACACAGCCAGAGCGGTGCCATCCCACATCAGAGAGCGCTTGCTCGAAGGCGCGGCCACATCGGCGGCGAAAGCCAGGTTCGGGAACGGGCTGTTCACGCGAGGTGCGCCGTTGTTCTGGAAGGCGTAGCTGATGCCGGACAGCGTGAGGAAGGCCAGTTGGTCCACGCGGTTCGCCAGCCAGTAGGCCAGACGGTCGCGGCCCATCTCGCGGAACTTGATGACCGTCTTTTGTTCGGCCAGCTTGCCCTTGTTGCGCACCGAGTGGGTGATGAGGTCGATGTTCAGCACTTGGCTGTACGACTGCATCGCTTCTTCGTTGCCTTCGCGCTCGTTGTCGCCGATCACGCCGTCTTCGACCAGATCAGCAACCAGATGCATGATGACCTGCTCACCCTTTTCGGTCTTGGTCAGGTCGGTGATGCGCTGGATGACGCTGTTTTCATCGTTGCCGATGAACTTCTTGATGAACATGCCGTCGCGTGCGGTCTTCCACACGTCGCGCGACCACACCAGTTTCTGCTGCGGCGTCAGGGCCGCAAAATTGGTCAACATCTTGACTCTCCAAAGTTGGTTTACACGGGTTGGTTAGGCCAATGCGCTGCCAAGGCGAGAGACATGACGTTTTGGTGGTCAAGGCACCGGACTTTTAACGCCGTCCGTGGCGAGTAGCACCCTTGCTGATTACTGTGGAGTCCCGGAGGGCGGGTGATCCCCTCCGGTCCTCACTTGCATAGCCGCAGTTTCTTGCTTGCTCTACGTGCGCGCGAACCCTATAAGGGGTAAGGGTTCAATTGCATCGTGTCAACTCCGTTTCCGCATCCGCTATAGAGCGCAATTGCGACCTCAACAGCAGTGCGCGCGTCGTACCCAAGGTGCATTGCCGCAAGAGCAAAGTCACGCCCGCTTCCGATAGCAAAGAACTTGTCTTCAAAGCTGATTGGATTTGGGCTGTGCTCGTACTTTAGGATCTGCCCCTTTCGGATTACCAGCAGTCCAGCCCAGTTCTCACGGTCGCGCTGTGTGATCGGGAAGTCAGCCGGCTTCGCGCCGTCTCGGAACCAAGCCAAGACCTCTTCTCCACCAGCGGCCTCCCCTGAATACGCACAAAGCGCATCTCCGACGCGGTGAATCTTTGTTGTTTTGCAGATCAGTGTTCCAAGACTCGCGCGCTTGTCAGCGGCCAGTGTTTGGCCGTCCCATGCAATGACGCTCATGGATTTGCAACCGAGTTCAATCGCTTGAACTCGTCCAGCACCTGTCGCCCTGTCAGGATCAGCGATGGCACAGGGGCGAGGTCTTCACGAAGCTGGCGAATCTCTTCGCGTAGCGCTGATATGTCGGCTTCAAGGCCCGTTGCTTCAGGCGCTTTGAAGGCCTCCATCATTGAGGCGAATGAAGGGTTCACCTGCTGGCGGTAGTCCTTCGCTGGCATGTCAGGCCTTCCAAGTGATTGCCTTGACGGCCCACATCTGGGCGGTCTGGGCTTCGGTGATGGCGATGGATGCCATGCGCTTGACTTCCTGATCTGTGCTGTCGGCGCGCAAGTCGTTCATTTGGTCGATGACCTTGGCGTATGCGCTCTTGCACTGGTACACAGCAGTGTCATTGGAAGGGTTGAAGACTAGGCCGACAGCCTTTTCCCCGAAGCTCAAGGGGCGGTCAGGGTTGGCGGCAACGATGCCTTCGGTTCCGGTGACGTGGTTTGTCATGAGGGTTCTCCTGTTGGTGGTTGATTAGTCGCCGCGCATCTTGCGTTTCTCGGATTCAGGCAGTGCCTCGAATTCCTCTTCACTCATCCGAGTGACATCACGCTTGACGGTTTCCATTGCGCGATTTCCAACACCGGACATCTGCGGCGGTTGAGCGGCACTGTCTTTCAGGCCGCGCTCAATGGCTCGGGCTGTGCGGGTGTCGGTCTTCGGCTCGGGCTTGTCTTCGTCGTCGGCCTTGTCCTGCGGGTTCGGGTCGAACTTTGGAGCGATGAAGTCAGCAGCCTTGCGCAGTGCGGCAGCAGGAGACTCGCCCTTTGCCACGTAGGCATCACGCAGCGCTGTGATCTGAGGGATGACCATTGCCCCGTCTTCCGTGTCCAGATACGGGTAGTCCTTCGTGATCTGGGCTGCGACCGTCGCCATTTCAGCGGCTTGAGCCTTCTGCGTCCTGGCGACTTCGCGGGCTTCCAGCCGCTGTTCTGCGGCGGCTTCTGCCTGCTCACGGATGGCGGCGTTGATCTGGGTACGCAGCTTCACCGCTTTTTCAACGTCACCTTCCAGCATCAGGTTCGCGTACTCCAGCTCCAGCGCGTCAACGTCCTTGGCTTCTTCCTTCTTGGCCTCGGGTTCCTTGGTATTGCTGGCGGCTTCCAGCGCTTGAAGGCGGCGCTTTAGTTCGGCGTTTTGTTCACGCTCGGCGTTGCGCTCGGCAATCACTTCGTCAAAGCGAGACTTCGGGATGTTGCCGTGCTGCTTGTCTTTGGCTTCGGGTTCGTCTGCCTTCTCAGGCTCGGGCTTCTTGTCCTCGGCTTTGGGTTCTGGCTCTTTCTTCTCGTGGTCGAGGTTGTCGCCACGGTCTTCCGCGTCGTCCTTCTCGTCCTTGTCCAGTTCCAGCACTTCACCGCCCAGATCGGAGCCTTCGTCGGCCTCGTTCATGTGGCCTTGGTATGGGAGCAGCATCAGCTTGAGTTTGCGGGGGTCCATCTTGGTTTTCTCCTATCGTTGAGGGTGGTTGTTGTTCAGTCGCGGGATTGCTCAATAGCTATGGCTCGCACCACGCCGTAGAAGGCATACACACCAGCTCGCTCGCTGGCGTCCATCGCATAGGTGGTCGGCCCCATCGTGATGACGGGAGTCACATCGGGCGTCTCGATGTACGCCTTCACGCGAGCAAACGCGGTGCTCTTCTGAGCCTCCGTCAGCACATCCCAAACGGGAGTGCGGTGGTTGCCTTGCGAGGCTTCCACGGTTCGCTGTGTCTCATGTGCCACCCGGGCGATGGACAGGTAGGGAGAGGATTCTTCCTGTGCTGGTTCGGTCTGTTGGTTCATGGTTTCACTGAGGGTTGATGCCGTCTAGCGCGGCGGTTTCGATGCCCTGATTCAGGCCAACGTCTGGATTGGCTGGCGTGAGAGGGTTGGTGTTGGACGGCATCTGCTCCACCGGGAGTCCTTGCGGAGCCTCCGGGTAGATCGGTGCAAGGTCCATGTCTTGGTAGCCTGCGGATCGCAACAGCGCGTCAGCAAGCCCTGCGGTTTGCGGAACAGTGGCGATGACCTGGGCGGTTTGAATGCCGCTGTACTGCGTCTCGACCTTCTTGCTGGTGGTTTCCGCCTCGACCTTCTTGGTCTGAGCAGCAAGAAGCGCGGCCTTGGCTTCCTTCTCGG